TTAAATCATTCTGAACATTTTTTACAAATTATGAGCATGTATAATATGGCATCTCCTATTATATCACTTGTCATGCCACTTATTGTTTTAATTGTTCCATTTTTTATTATACAAATAAAAGGATTGCGTCTCTCTTTTTCGGAATATTATGATATTATTAAAATGATATTGGCAAATCATTCCATCGGGAAATTACTTATAAATTTTAATCAAGTAAAAATGGAACAAAAAGTATACATTCTCTTGTCTGTCGCATTTTATTTCTTTTCTATTTATCAAAATATATTGTGTTGTTTGAATTTCAAAAATAATATGATAAAAATACACGCATATATATTTGCTTTGAGAAAACATTTGACTGCGGTCGTTCTTAGAATGGATAATTATTTGACATATTCGTGCAAATTGTCTACTTATGAACAATTTAATTATGCCGTGAAAGAGAAACGACAAGTATTGAATGACTTGTTGTATCAAATCAATAAAATTAATGAATTGAGTTTTTCACTTGGTAAATTCAGTCAAGTCGGTCATATTATGAAAACATTTTATGAATTACACAATGAAAAATCATACAATGATGCCATTTTATACTCTTTTGGATTCAATGGATATATCTCTATATTAGAGGGAATTCAGACAGGCGTATCAACTGGAAAATTGGGCTTTGCCAAATTTGCGCGAAAACGGGAACGACTGCAGCGAGAGAAAAACTGCATCTATGGAAATTATTATGCGGCATTATCTGATTCATCGCCTATGCCAATTAAAAATGACATTTCATTAGATAAAAATATTATTATTACTGGACCCAACGCATCAGGCAAAACAACTGTATTAAAATCTGTATTAATAAATATTATTTTAACACAGCAATTTGGGTGTGGGTTTTATAAGAAGGCGTCGATTGATATGTATAGTCATATTCATTGTTATTTGAACATTCCTGATACATCTGGTAGAGATAGTTTGTTTCAAGCCGAATCTAGAAGATGTAAAGATATTTTAGATATTATTAAGCAACATCAGAAAAAAGAAAGACACGTTTGTATTTTTGACGAATTGTTTTCTGGGACAAATCCGGATGAAGCTGTTGGAAGCGCTACTGCTTTTATGGATTATTTGATGAAATATGAAAATGTGGATTGTTTGTTAACCACTCATTTTATTCAGGTTTGCAAAAATTTAGAGAAGAATTCGTCTATTGTAAATTGTTGTATGGATACCTTTAAAGAGGGGGATGACGGCAAACACGTTAATACATATGTGTTGAAACCAGGCATTTCTTTAGTGAAAGGAGGAGTGCAAGTTTTGCGCGATTTAAATTATCCAAAAGAAATTATTGACAGTGCATCGCTATAACACAATAACACAATAATTAAAAGCACGAATCGGAATCGGAATCGGAATCGGAATTAAAAGCACGAATCAATTGAAACAAAAACAAAATGATAATGAAGATGTTAATTATTTTTAGGTGTTAAAACTCGTTAATTTATGAATTAAAATATATCCTTTTTTATAATGAACTTATTTAATCCACAATTTTTGTTATTTTTAGCACTTTTATTGTTAGTTGCAGGATTTTTATTGTTTTATATGGATATGAAGATGAGAGAACAAAATCATAAAATAAAGGCAATTGCGGATTTAGCAACAACTATAGCTCAGTCTATCAAAGGAGGCAACAATACTAATAACACTAACACTAATAATAACACTAATAATACTAATAACAAGGAATCAACTAAAGAAAACATTGAATTAATAACAGTTTCTGATGACGATGACAGTAGTTCGGATGATGATGATAGTACTTCGGATGATGACGATAGTAGTTCCGATGGTGATGACAGTAGTTCGGATGATGATGAAGAAGATGATAAGGTAAAGGTAAAGGTAAAGATTGAACCAGAAGAACCATTGAAATTAAATATAATTAAACACGTATTTCTCTCTCAAGAAATTAAAGAAGAAAAAGAAGCAAAAGAAGCAAAGGAAGCAAAAGAAGCAAAAGAAGCAAAAGAAGCAAAAGAAGCAAAGGAAGCAAAAGAAGCAAAAGAAGCAAAAGAAGAAGAAGAAGAAGAAGAAGAAAAAGTTTCAGATGCACTTGAAGAATCTGAATCAGCATTGTCATTACCAGAATCACAAGAAGAATCACAAGAAGTAACCACATCGGCTGACCTAGACGGATTTAAAATTGTATTGTCATCAGATTTAGATTACAAAAAAATGACTATTGCAAAATTGCGCCAAATAGTTACTGAAAAAGCACTCGCGTCATCCTCAGATGCAAGTAAAATGAAAAAGCCGGAATTGTTGAAATTATTAGAAGCGGAAGCCGAATAATTTTCTCTCCAACAATAGTATAAATGTCTTGGGCACAATGTTATTCTGGTTCAAACAATATTCATTTTAATTTTCCGCCAATTATGAGCGATGGTAGAAATTATGCTTCTTGGCAACCAGAAGCTGTAATTAATGAGCGAATTCAAAAACAAGAAAATATACAATCGAGTTGGGATTATAGACAATATATGCAAAAAAATGGGCTAAAAATTATGAAATACAATTCGCACGAAGCCTGTTATGATTTAGGAATAAACCCACACGAATTGACAAATACCACGCCTTCTAACAATGTGCCATTTTTATATAAAAATCAATTTGACATGAGTGCTCCTGGGTATGGTTATTGCAACAGTGATTTAAAATCGCCATATTTATCGCGACAACAATTGAATGCACGTATGATTTCACCATCAATTACTTTAGAAAAATAACACGTAAATATATGGACCCGTCGTCGTCATTACCCGCATTAAAATTACCAGGAATTAGAATAGATCAAGAAGAGAAAGAAGTGATGCCAGAAAGAGGTATGATTTCAACACCCACTTTTTTTCCTACAAATCCCGAGAAATTAAAAAGAGAGAATGCTATCTTAGATGCCGTATATGAGATACCTGCAAGAACGAGACAACCTACATGTTTAGTATCAATTGTTATTCATATGCACGGTCAACTTCCAGTTGTAATTGACAAAACAGGACCAATGGTAAATGATGCGAATTTTATTGTTAAAACTGTTCCAAATGGCAATACATTATCTACACGATTGATGGCTCCAGCAGGAAAAGCGCATCTAGAGCATAATGTAGGTTATGATGAATGTCCTTCTTATAATTCAAGTTTGCGTTTTATTTATGTTTCACGAATGCGATTATTTTTAAATTTACAATGTTTGTCCCAAGTTCATTTTGATGAAACTCAACCAGTAAAATTTTTACCTAGAAATTATTATAATGAAGATTTTTCTGGATATAGTGAAGAAGGATTGGCTAGTTTAATACAATTTCCCGATTTTCAAAAACATATAGATGATCCGAATTATTGTCAATATTTTCCAGAAAAGAGAGAATATGCAGAAAAAGTATTTTCAAGCAATCCACGTGTAACAGCACCCAATGATGAGCAATTGTTTGGAATTTATATTGATGTTGCAATTATTAAGCCAAAGGTTGGCGATGCAACAAAAAGCACTGTTACAGTAAAAACATTTATTTTATCAAATACATCTCCAGAGTTTATTGACGACAGTCTTCGTTATATACAAGAATTAATTGAAGAACGCGACGAAACAATAAAAGAAGAATTGGAAGAATTTATAGAAGATGGAAAATGTAAATTAAGCACAATTATAAATGCAATTTCATCATATACGAAAAATAAAGATGTTCCAGATGGAAACACAAAATTCTTTTTAACAGATCTATCATGTAGTGTATATAAGACTTTTGATGATACGCCCAGAAAATACAAAAAGATTGAGAGAGTTCCTGTTAGTGATAGTCATCAGGCTGATGTCAATGAAGAAATAACAAGTAAATTATTTGATACTCATCGTATTCCTATATTCAATAAAGACAACTATTTCACTGAAAATGGGTATGATGCTGGTTATGGAGAATTGACTCTTGCAGATATACAGAGCAAAATGCTTTCGAAATCTGAAATTGAAAGGGAAGAATACAATAAAATATTTACTATTTTAAAGTCAAAATTGATTGCATTGCGAGGGGTCATCGCTCTTGGTGGATCGCGGATTTTTAACAAGAGGCAACGACGGACGAGAAGAGGCACGACAAAAAGACGCACGACAAAAAGACGCACGACAAAAAGACGCACCACAAAAAGACGCACGACAAAGAGACGAGGTAAAAAATAAAATAACACGTTAAAACAATATAATAATAATTTACTATTTATTATTATATGAAAGTCGTAAGCATTGATGTAGGGATTAAAAATATGGCGTTTTGTCTTATGTCGACAAAAGAAGAAGAAAAAGAAAAAGAACCACCAACAGTAGAAACGTGGGATATTATTAATGTTGCCGAGGAAACGCCGAAAAAATGTATTCATTGTGTCAAATCCTCCACCGCGAAATTCAAAAAGAATGACACGTTTTATTGTTTAAAACACGCCAAGGCAGAAAAACAATACATTATTCCAACCTCTGAATTAAAACACGCAACCATAAACAAACAAAAAATCGGTCAATTGCTCCTTCTTGCAGACAAATATAAAATCAAGTATGACAAAGAAAAGATTAGAAAACCCGAATTAGTTTCTCTCATTCATAAATATATAGAGGAGACCTGTTTTGAAAAGGCTACAGAAGTGAATGCATCCAATGTAGATTTGATAACTGTCGGTAGAAACATTCAAAAGAAATTTGATGCCATATTTGATTCGATTGTTAACGAAATTACACACGTGATTATTGAAAATCAAATAAGTCCAATCGCGAATCGAATGAAAACAATTCAAGGAATGGTTGCACAATATTTTATTATGAAAAATCCGTCGATTATTATTGAATTCATTTCTTCTTCTAATAAATTAAAAATGGTTGCTCAAGATACGGATGATGAAGACTCGTGTGATACCAAGGATGCAAAGGATGCAAAGGATACCAAGGATACCAAGGGAGAGAAACTAGATTATACCAGTCGAAAGAAAAAAGGCGTAGTTGTATGTTTGGAGTTATTAAAACACGACAACACTATGACTGCTTATTTAAAAACCCATAAAAAGAAGGACGATTTAGCAGATGCATTTTTACAAGGAATTTGGTACATAAATAAAAATAATAAACAATAAGATGCGTTTTTGACTTAAAATAAATTTACTATGAATAATTAATGGATGACATTATTGAAATTTCCGAGTTAGATTGGAATACTCCAACTCAAAAATCAAGTAATTTCGGTTCTGGAATTGAATTACTTATGAATGATAAAGCAAAAGAAGGCTCTAAAAAAATGTCAAGTGACATTAATTTAGATGATTTGAACAATTTGGAAAATGAATTGAATAATTTGTCAGAAGATACAACATATACTTCTACAAAATCCAATTTTTTTTCTGGTATATCATCCAGTGATGAAAATAATAATAATAATGATAAATCACAATCGCCTGGTTCTGGTTCCGTGAGATTTGGAGGATTGGATGAAAATTCGCAAACGTGGGATGGATACGGCAAATTCAATAATATTCCTTTAAACCCTGACACTCCCACAGTGCCTACTCAACCACAAATGTCAAAAGAGGAAATGTTGAGAGAGAAATTCAAAATTTTGAGAAAACTTGAAGCTTTAGAGAAAAAAGGTGTGGAATTTTCTAGGAAATACACGATGGAATCATCTTTGGCTGAAATGCAAGGTGAATATGAAACAATTGTTGATGAGAAAAATAAGAAAAACTCAATGAAATTTCAGGGTAATATGCTAATGGCAATTATCAATGGGATTGAATTTTTAAATAATAGATTTGACCCATTTGATATTAAATTAGATGGTTGGAGCGAACAAGTGAATGAAAATATTCAAGATTATGATGATATTTTTGGAGAATTATTTGAAAAATATAAATCGCGTGCTACAATGGCGCCAGAGCTTAAATTACTTTTTCAATTGGGAGGAAGCGGTATGATGATTCATATGACAAATACAATGTTTAAAAGCGCAATGCCTGGAATGGATGATATTTTACGGCAAAATCCCGATTTGATGCGTCAGTTTCAATCAGCTGCAGTAAATAGCATGGGGCAATCTAGTCCAGGATTGTCGGGATTTATGGGTGGTATGATGAATGGTAATGATGCACCACCTCCTCCTCCAATGGCAACACAAGGACCCAGAGCGGTTCCTCCTCCAACTGGACGACCCGGAAATAACAATTATATGAATGGAGGAGGCGGAGGTGGAGGAGGCGGAGGTGGAGGAGGCAACGATGGAATACATTTTAGAGAAACACCTAGACCTATTAACACCTCTTTAGAACAAGATAGAAGATATACACCATCCGTAAGACCTGAAATGAAAGGACCAAGTGACATTAGCGAAATTCTCTCTGGATTAAAAACAAAAACAATAAGCATTCCTGTTGAACAAGACAATAATAATAATAATAATAATAATAATAATAGCACAATTAGTATAAATGATTTGAAAGATTTGCAAGGTGATGGTAATGTTCCAAAGCGCAGCAAACGACGACCTAAATCTGATAAAAACACGGTTAGTTTAGATATTTAAAGGAACGCGTATTTTAAATGAGCCATTAAGGTTTTAAATCTTCGCCGGTTTAAATCTTCGTCCATCAACACATTTATTCATACAAAATAATGAATGAACACCAGTAATTTCAAACAATAAATGTAAAAATACACCTATTGCAAAAAAGAGCACTATTTTATTTTTTATTATTTGAGAGAAACACGTTCCTACAAATAAAAAGAGGAATGCTTCCATAACGCATTCAATGAATAACATTAAAAAGGATTGATTGAAATAAATACAATTGCAATAATATTGCTGAAATCCTAATAAATATCCAAACAAATGTTTTATAAATCCAGCAAGTAATAATAGAGTTTGCGTGTTATTTTTGTAACTATAAAGAAAGAAATATATAAAAACACAATAAATTCCAACTAATACACATTCAATAATAAGGTTCATTATAAGTAATTATTTTATTATTATTTATAATGATTGATTTAATTCAACTTATATATTATTTTTGGTTGTTCTTAATTATTTTATAGATAACAATATATGAATAGACAACCACAACAAGGATATCAACCACAACAAGGATATCAACCACAACAAGGATATCACCCACAACAAGGATATCAACCACAACAAGGATATCAACCACAACAAGGATATCAACCACAACAAAGATATCAATCACAACAAGGATATCAACAACAATATCAACCACAATCACAACAAGGATATCAACCACAACAACAATATCAACCACAACAACAATTCCAACCATACCAACAGCAACAACAATTCCAACCATACCAACAACAATCACAACAATATCAACAACAATATCCACTATTAGAAGATGGACCTCAACACATAAGTGTTCTTACAAATGTTTTTAATAGAAATAATGAAAACACAAATTTTACTTATATGATAAAAATGCCTAGGTATAATAACACCCTTTTTATTTTTAATGATAACGATCAAGATCACTTTACAGGTAAAAAAGGTGCAAATAACGCGGAAATACGCATATATAATTTTTATGCATCAAAAAAACTACCATATCCACATAGTGCTGGAATTCCTACAGGTTATTCTTCTGGAAGCAATGGAGGTTATACAGGATTAATGGATGTAGACCCTACAAATAAAAATGGAGAAGTGCCGTATAATAGTATTATTTTGGCTTATGTTGAAATTCTTTCATTACTTTATATATTTAGAAATACATTTACTCAAATTATTTATTCCGTAACCAATAACAAATCTGAATTAATTTCCACAAGTATATTTGTTGTTGATAGAGGTGTTTTAGAGTTTATAACATATTTACTTAAAAATATTAATTATTATTATTCTCTCTTTTATAATACTATTGAGAGACACGAACAGGGTTTAGTAAAAGGCACTGAATTATTTACACAAATACTTTTTAAAAAGACAAATAATTTTATACAAGGAATCCCAAAAGATAACAACAAACAAAAACAAGAAATGACAAGACAGAAAAAGATGGACGAAAATAAAAGAGCAGAAAAAGAACAGAGTGAAAAGCTAGAAAAGAGAAGAGAAGAGATAAGAGAAAAGAGAAGACAAGAAAGAGAAGAAAGAGAAAAGATAAGACAAGAAAGACAAGAAAGACAAGAAAGTAAATCCTCAATAGGTAGTGATGCAGCAGAAGAAGAGAAAAAACTTGCAGAAGAAGAGAAAAAACTTGCAGAAGAAGAAAAAAAACTTGCAGAAGAAGAAAAAAAACTTGCAGAAGATGAAGAAAAACTTGCAGAAGATAAGAAAAAACTTGCAGATGATGAAAAAAAAGAAGAAGAAATTACTCAAGATGATGGGAAAAAAATAAAAAAAAGAATGAGAGAATTTTTAAAACTTATGAATAAATATAAAGATACAATTAAAGATGTAAATAAAAATGAGACAATTTTATACAAATTATTTATCACTTTAAACACAGAAATTGTTGATATGCCAACTGTTTATTATGAATCTTCTATGACAAATAAAAACGAACCGCATAAATATATTTATGTAAATCCATATGCACAATTTACAAAAGAAACAAATTTATATAATAATAAATATAACATAACACTAAAAGAAAAACAAAAACAACAAAATTCTATCAATGAGAAATTAGAATATAATGTTAAAGAAATATTAAAATATTTGTTCAAAGAAGGAACTATTATTTATCTTGGAAAAGATTCCAAACCTTATGTAATTAAAAGTTACACATATGAAAAGCCAGTTTTAAATGAAGATGATGCCGATGATGAAGAAGATGATGAGAAAGACCCATCAAAGAAACCAACCCCTGTAGAAAATGATGAAGATGATGTTTTGCATAAAAAAACCATTGTAATGAACGCTATTAAAATATCATATTTTAATAATAATAAAACAATATATACAACAATTAATTTGAATTTGTTTCCAGGCAAAACATTGCCAGCAGCGAATTCTCCAAATTTTAAATCCTTTATTTGTTTACAAAAACAAAATGATATATATAAAAAATGGGGTATTTTTAGTGGGATAGAAAAATGGCAAAAGTCAAAAAAAGTTGATAGTCCTTTTGAAAATAATAAAAGTGTAATGCCAACTTTTATTGATGATGCTGTTTATAAAAAATTTGCTGAAAATGGAAACAACGAAAAAAACAACGAGCCACAAGACAATACCACAAGACAACGGACACGCCCACAAGACGATACTAGCAGACAACGGACACGCCCACAAGACAATACAAGAAGATATCGAAGACAAACAAAAGGAGGCACGCGAAGACAAACAAAAGGAGGCACGCGAAGACATCGTAAACAAACAAAAAAAAGCACCCGAAAACATCGAAGACATCGAAAACAAACAAAAAAAAGCACCCGAAACCATCGAAGACATCACCCACGAAGAAATTAACTCAAATACTAATTCTAAAAATTATGTTCATCCGACGCAGATACTGATAAATTAAATTTATGCAACGCTTCTTTTTGCATCTTTACCTGTGCCTGTTTTTTCGATTTTTCCAATACAGCTATTGCCGAATTTAGTTCTGTGTCAGAAATAATTCCATCATTGTTTGTATCTATAAGTTTATGTAAAACCCTATAACTATGAGGTACAATACACAATGAACTTTCTTCGTTAAATAAATGATCAGATAAAACAGTAAATATGGCGGTCAAACCAAGCGCTGTATAAATGTCACGAGTGCCCATCCAAGACATTGCAAACACAAGAATTTGTTTGCTTAATGTATATTTCATATATTCTTCAGTTGATTTACTAAATTGAATGGTTATAAATTTAGAACCCACGTTTAATAAAATCATAATAATACCAGCAAAAAATTTACTATTGTTTAAATACATTATGTGTTCGTGTACAAATGATAATAAATTGAAAGAGATTATTTTTACCATATATAAAGATTATAAAAATAATAATTCAAAATAAGGCTTGTTGTATAGATATTTATTTTTTTTTAACTAAAATCAAATGTTTAT